ACAACAAAGACCTGGAGGACTGTTAAGTAGTTATTAATTATGGCAAACTTTATTACAGATGTTAATATAAACCCTGACCGAGGTCTAAAAACCTCTTACAAACCCCGAGTTCTATCCGCTAAGTATGGGGACGGATATGAACAGAGGGTCTCTGATGGTATAAATACTCTAACCGAAGAGTGGAGTCTAACTTGGAAGAATCGATCTAGATTAGAAACTAGTAAGATTATTTTATTTTTTGAAGTATTAAAAGGGTTAACTTCTTTTGATTGGTATCCTACAGGCTTAAGCACTTCTGGGATTACAACCTCTATACTTCCAAACCACTTAGTAGATTCTAGTCAAAGTTTTACTAGTAGATACTTAAATACTACCGTCTCCAATAACACAGATAGTACACAAGCCACCGTTTTAGAAGTAGTCAGTAATACTTCTCTAAGGCTGTCCAATGATATAATGGCTTTAGAAGAGAATTACACGATTAACCCGTATAAAAAGTATATTTGTAAAGAGTGGGATAACGTAGAGACTTTTCAAGGTTATAATACTATTACAGCAAAATTCACTCAAGTAAATGAACCCTAAGTAAGGAGAAGTAAGTATGTCCACAAACGCTTTAGTACAAGACTCAAATATATTAGAATCAGGAGCAGTAGTTACACTGTTTGAACTAGACTTAAGGACGGGTGTTGCTTCAGTGCCTACTGATACTGAAGTATTTAGATGGCACTCAGGAGTTAATGATAGTATGGAAGAGGTAGTTTGGCAAGGGTACAATTATTCACCTTTCCCAGTTGAGGCTTCAGGATTTGAGATGTCTGGCAATGCTCAGATTCCCAGACCTAAGTTGTTGGTAAGTAATATCACCTCCATACTTACATCCTTAATTAATACATACGAGGATTTAGTAGGGGCTAAAGTAACCAGAAAAAAGACTTTTGAAAGGTTTCTAGATTCTTATTGTGTAATAGAAGGCTCTAGTTCCGGGGTGTACACCTCTAATACTTGTAGTACTGCTGGAGGTACTTGGTATGAAAACCCTGAAGCAGACCCTACAGCACATTTCGCAGATGAGATATGGTATATAGATAGGAAGTCCTTAGAGACAGGTACTCATGTAGAATTTGAGTTAACTGCCGCTTATGACGTACAGGGGGTAAAGCTGCCGGCAAGGCATGTGATATCCGATACATGTTTATGGGTATATAAGGAGGGAGCCTGTGACTACACAGGTAGTAGTTACTGGGATATAAATAACATCTCAGTAACTAACGTATCCGAGGATGTCTGTGGTAAAACGTTTGGTTCCTGCGAATTAAGATTCCCCGATAACTCTAGCACTTCGAACCCTTTTGGGGGTTTTCCCGGTGCTGGTAAAGGTATGGAATAATGGATATAGAGATATTAACAGCTTTTACAAGTCATGCGGAAGAAGGGTACCCAAAAGAGGTTTGTGGTTTAATAGTTAATAAAAGGTATATACCTTGTCGTAATATATCTGATAATCCGGAGGATAATTTCATACTAGATCCTGAGGACTACGCCCTTGCAGAGGATAAAGGTGTGATAGAAGGGATCTGTCATTCCCACCCCAATAGCCTAAGTAATCCCTCCGAGGCTGATATCTCTTTATGTAATAGTACAAATAAAGTTTGGTATATATTGAGTCTTCCAGGCAGGGATTTAAAGAGTATTAACCCTGAGAAAGATTTATTAGGTAGAACCTTTGAGTATGGAGTAATAGACTGTTGTTCCTTAATTAAGGACTATTATGCTAAAAATTACAGATTATTTTTTGAGTGTACTGCTGGAGAAGATGAGTGGTGGTTAAGAGGAGAAAATAGGTATTTAGATAATTACTCTAAGCAAGGTTTTGTAAGTCTTGAAGATACCCAACCTATTGAAGGAGATGTTTTTTTAATTAAATTATTATCCCCCGTTCCTAATCATGCAGCTATTTATATAGGGGATAATAATATCCTTCATCACATACATGGAAGACTATCCAACCGAGAGAATTATTCTGGTTACTGGAGTAATTTTACTACACATCATTTGAGGCACAAATCATTATGTTAAAAAAAGTTAAATTATATGGAGAATTAGGAGAGCGTTTTGGTAAGGAATGGAACTTAGACGTAAATACCCCTGCGGAAGCTATAAGAGCCTTAACAATAAATAAAAAAGACTTTAGAAAATACTTAGAGGATGCCGAGAGTAACGGGATGGGCTTCCATATTAAAATAGGTAAAAGCTATTTACTAGATGGAAGAGACACTCTAGTTCCTTCAGGAGTTGCCGATATACAAATTATCCCTGTAGTTATTGGCTCCAAAAAAGGGGGTTTAATGAAGATTATAATAGGGGCGTTTTTACTATATTTTGCTTTTCAGTTTGGAGTACCCCTTACAGAAGGGATGACGTTAGCTGAAGGCTCTGTAGTACTAGGAGGTAAGGTGTTTTCTGGTATGGCCCTCACAGGTATGAAGTTGGGGGCCGCCCTTGTATTATCCGGAGTAGCAGAGCTTCTAGCACCTGCTCCAGAACCTCCAAAAGAGGAACAAACCGAATATGCATTTAGAGGGCCTCTAAATACCACTAAACAAGGGGTTCCAATACCTCTATGTTACGGTCAGTTAATAGTAGGTAGCGCTGTCGTTAGTGCCAGTATCATACCAGAAGATTATAACCCTTAATGCTTGGGAGCATACTATGTATATGAGAGTACGAGATGAAATTAGTGAACTATTACAAGAGTGGTTAAAAGGAGATGAACCTGCTATAGAGTTCTGTAAGTTAATATTAGAGGTAGTAGGTACTTGGGATGATTTAATCGACAAAGATAAGTATACTCCCACAGGTATGGATATATCAAACGCGTTTTCATTACTACTAATTAAGTTGCCTAACAATCCTTTTTATACTAAGCATAAAGACGATTTACAACCTTTTCTGGAACAGATGGTATATGATTGGTTAGCCGCTAACGAGTTAGAAAGACAAAAAGTATTGTTAACTTCTTACTCCTTAAGGCTATCCTACGCTCCAGTATTAGCTAGAGCAGTTTATTTAATAGGAGGTTTTGAATGGGCCATTTTAGGTGTTCAAGTATTATATAATACTATAACGGGTATAGAAGATTTTAATAAATACACTAAAGAACATAGTTCTGAAGAGATAAAAAAAGGGGAAGTATAATGTGTTGCGGCGGCGGCGGCGGTGGTTCAGCAGCAGTAGAAGCAGATAATACACTATTCTCGGCTTCAAAAGCAAAAATAATAGATCTAGTATCTGAGGGAGAAATTCAAGGTTTAGTAAACGGTAATAAATCTATATATATAGACAAAGTACCTCTACAAGCTGCAGATGAATCTTTTAACTTCGAAGGAGTATCTGTAGAGTATAGAACAGGTGTACTAGATCAGTCTTATATAAAAGGATTTGAAGGTTCTGCCTCGGAGGTTACTACTAGTTTTGGTGATTTAGATGCGAATACTATGTATAACAAAAGTATTACGAGTGCTAGTAACTTAGATGCAGTTAGAATAACTATATCTGTAGATAGTTTATCTAAACAAGAAATGGATAGTGGGGACTTAAATGGTTATAAAATTGAGTTTGAGATACATATTAGTAATAGTAGTATCCCAACAAGTAGTTCTAGCACTAAAGTAGGAGGGACTAAATCCTTTTCTGGTAAGACAAACAAAAAGTACGAAAGGTCTTATAGAATAGATGTACCGGAGAATATAAAGGGCAGCCCTACTATATATGTGGGAGTAAAAAGAACTACAGCAGTTGCAGGGACAGCTAATATTAGTGACTCCCTATACTGGAGGTCTTATACAAGAATAATAGATAATAAATTTAGGTACCCGCATAGTGCCATAGTTGCTATGAAACTAGACTCAAAACAGTTCGATAATGTACCTACCAGAGGTTTTGAGGTAAAAGGTATAAAAGTAAAGGTACCTAGCAACTATACCCCTTATGACCAGGGACACTGTAGTATTCCGGAGTATAGAAGAAGAGGTACTTGTATTGATGCAGGAGGAACCTGGGAGGGAACTGTTCCTGGTAGTAACCTGTATTCGGGCTATTGGGATGGTACTTTTAAAAGTCAAAAACAGTGGACTTGCAATCCTGCATGGATTCTATATGATATATGTACTAACACAAGATATGGGTTAGGGAGATGGTTAGAGACACATAATATAGATAAGTGGTCCTTATACGAAGTAGCAAAGTATTGTGATGCGGTAGATTCAAGTGGTGATTTTATAGGGGTAGAGGACGGATGGGGCGAAGGAGGTAAAGAAGCCCGATTTACTTGTAATATGTATATTCAAGGATCCATTGAGGCATATAAATTAGTAAACGATATAGCCTCAACCTTTAGAGGTATGTTATACTGGCAACAGGGTCAAATTACCTCCGTTCAAGATGTACAGAAAGATCCTGTAATGTTGTTTAATAAAGCCAACGTAATTGATGGTCAATTTAACTACGAAGGGGTTTCAAAGAAGAAAAGACACAATGTAGCCCATGTAACCTGGAATAACCCAGAAGATTTCTATAATAAAAATGTAGAGTATGTTGAAGATGCTGAGGCTATAGCTTCCTTTAATAATCAGTTAGTAGTAAAAAGTATAAATGCAGTAGGCTGTACGTCTAAAGGACAAGCTCGCAGGGTTGGTCAGTGGCTTTTGTATACTGAAAAGTATGAGACGGAAATTGTATCATTTAAGACAGGTTTAGAGGGGTTAAGTATACGTCCTGGGGATATTATAAAAGTTGCAGACTCAACAAAGTCTGGAGTAAGATATGGTGGCAGAGTTTCAAATAATTATGATAATACTACTACGTCGGTGGGTATAGATAGTTATATAGATTTAGTTGTAAACCATACCTATAATCTATCCTTAATTAATACAGAAGAAGCTTGTATTAATAGTTCTGGAATTAAAGTAATAAACACTCCAAAGTGTATTGATACTAATGGTAATAATATTACGGAACCATATGGGGACTATAGCACTTGCACTGCTGCAGGAGGGACTTGGTTAAGTGATCCTAAAGAGCTATGTTTAACTACCTCGGACAACGATTGGAAGCCTTATA